TGAATGACCTTTACTTTGACACACTTAAACAGGTTAAGGAATAACTATGGGCGATAAATGGGATAATGTATCTGTTAGAGCTGCTCCAGACCCGCAACTATTAGAGTATTGCGAGACAGAGAAGCAGCGAGAATACCTTACTGCCTGGATGGAGTTTGGAACCTCTGCTGCTGCCGCTAAGGAGCTTGGATGTAGTGAACAGAACATCAGATCATCTAAGAGAATTGTCGAAGCAAACGCAGCCAAGAAAGGCTGGCAGAAGTCAGATAATCATGTACCGGACGGGTATAAAGTAAAGGGGAAATCAACGCTACTTGATTCTGATGGCAATACTAAAATCCAATGGGTCAAGACTGAGATAGATAAAGAAAGACAAGAAGAAATAATGAGGGAGCTATGTGAAAACCTCACTCAGAATATAAAACCTTGGCCTGTAATCAAAGCTCCTAAGAAAGTTGATAAAGACTTATGCTCAGTGTACACAATCACTGACTATCACATAGGTGCATACTCCTGGAATGAAGAGACTGGCGCTGACTGGGATATTAAGATTGCAGAGGATACTTTATACAAAGCATTCGGGGATATGATTAACGGAACCCCAGACTCCGAACAAGCAGTATTCGTTCAGATGGGAGACTTCCTCCACTGGGACGGTCTGACCTCCGTAACCCCGCTAAACAAGCACGTTCTTGATTCAGATGGTAGATACCCTAAGCTAGTCCAAGTCGCCGTAGAAACCTGTGTACGGGCGGTAGAAATGCTATTACACAAGCATAAGTACGTTCATGTAGTAATGTGCGAGGGTAATCATGACTTAACTGGGTCTGTTTGGTTGCAGGCCATAATGAAGATGGCATTTAAAAAGAACAAGAGAGTCACCGTGGATGATAGTGTGTTCCCATACTACTCATTTACCTGGGGTAACGTCTTTTTAGGATGGCATCATGGACACCTGACTAAGATTAGAGGATTGGCTGGCAAGTTCTTCTCAGAGCCAAGGTTCCGTAGTCAGATGGCGAACACTGAATACATATACATTAGTACAGGGCACTACCATACCAAAGAAGTAGTAGAGGTATCCGGTGCGGTGATAGAGAGACATCCCACATTAAACGCTAGAGATGCCTATGGCGCTAGGGGATTTGAGCACTCCCAAAGGGGCGCATTAGCAATCACTTATGACAAAAGTAAAGGCGAGATTAGTAGAGTAACGGTAACACCATGAGACAACTGAGCGAACTTAACATTATTGAAAACTGCCAACAGTGCATCTATCACAAGAAAGATGACATCAACCCTTCTCGCACTTACTGTGAAAAGCTGGCAGAAAGATATGGGAGGCCAGTAGAGATATGTGTAAACAAACACTTTCCAATCGTATGCCCTTTGTTGAAGGTGTAGCTAAGGTTAGGAATCCCTGCAGAGGTATATGTTCCACCTCTACCGTTGGGAGTATCTGGTGTGTAGGTTGTGGTAGGTATTACAAAGATGTGATTAATTGGAATGCCTATGATGAGTCCAACAAGATACTAGCCATGAAGAGAGCTACGGAACACCAACAGAAGAAGAGAAACGGAGAGGTTACTGATAACCTAGATTACTTATGAAAGCAAAAGACATACAAGTAGGTGGGAATCATTATAAGGATTTTAAAATCCAACCCATAGAGTATATCCAGGCTAACAATTTAAGTTACTGTGAAGCCAACGTGGTTAAGTATGTTACTAGGTGGAGGAGTAAGAATGGTGTTGAGGACTTGAGGAAAGCTAAACACTACATAGACCTGCTCATAGAGAGCGAGGTTATAGAGCCTAACTTAGAATATTTAAGAGAGTGATATGCGAAAGAAAACACTTAGAGCCTTGATAGATGATGTAGCTAAGTTGTTACAGAAGCACGTTAGATTAAAGGCGGCTGTAGCTGCTGATAAGAGTGGCTTTATAGAGTGTGTATCATGTAATAAGTGGTTCCACTGGAAGGATATGCAGGGTGGGCATTGGATAGAAAGGGGTAAACAGGCCACTAAGATTATGGAGGAGAACATACACCCCCAGTGTAAAGGCTGTAATCAATATGGGATGAGGCACAGGACTCACGTTAGAGAAGGTTACTCTAAGTACATGAGGAGTATGTATGGGGATGACTTCTGCGATCAGATGTTACTAGACTCCAGGAAACCGATTAAATATTTCAGACCTGACCTAGAAGATATGGTCAAAGAATTGAGGAGAAAGAACAAGGAATTAGAAGATGCCATTTAACTTAGAAGGTAAGCCAAAGGTATCTATCATTACTATAATGTATAACGGTAGAACCCAACTGCTTAAAAGGGCGGTTCAAAGCGTTATCAACCAAAGCTATCCATACTGGGAGCTTATCTTACAAGATGACCATTCTACAGACGGGACTTATGAGATGGCTGTTGGGTTAGCCATGACTGATAAAAGAATAAAGGTCTACAGGAATAAGAGGAATCTTGGTATATCAAAGAATAGGCTTGAGGCTTTCAAAAATACAACTGGTGAATTGATAGCTCATTTAGATAATGATGACTTCTTATACCCAGATGCGGTTAGGTTAATGGTAGATGCTTTCCAGGGAAATCCAGAGATAGGGTTTGCTTACAGTGATATGGCATATATTGAGGACAACTTGCCTTCTGGTTATATAGCTCATAAGAATTACGGAGAGCCGCTTAGTCAGTATGGGTGGAGACACTTTGGAATGTTTAGAAGAAGTGCCTACGACAAAACCAACGGATACAATGTTGACCTAGCCTACCCTTGTGAAGACGCAGATATATTTATGCAGATTGCAGAGAAGTTTGTATTTACTAGGGTTCCCTTTGTTCTCTACGGATACCATAATCAAGGAGAACACGCCTACACTGGTATAGGCCCATGCAATACCTGTACTACCAGACATATGTGTAATTTTTCTAGGGTGTTTGCTAAGAGCTTAACCCCTCCAATTGACGTGTTAACTTGGAAGCCGATAGAAGAATGAACTTAAAACAAATCTGTGAATGTGGGAATAAGATGTTAATCATCTACGATAGAGAGGATGAACTATTAGTTAGAGGTTGGTTCTGTCCTTGGTTTGGGAAGTGGCGAAAGAATGATATGCGGAGTATGTTGGCTTGAAACAGGAAACCCAGAGTGTAGAGGTGGACCCCATGGAGCCGGAGGAACTGGCGAAGTGGGTGAACGACAACTTGCCCTATTTGGAGGGGGCGGAGCAGAGGGCGATAGGGACTCTAGCAATGATGGTGAGGGATTACTCAGACTTCATGGAGGAGAATAATACAGTAGATGAGTTGTTCAGCATGTTCATCTCTATGAGATACAAAGAGGTAATGGATAAGGAGCTACATTAAGGTGAGGTCAGTACGGCACCCAAAGGCGAGGGTGGAGGAACCCAGGATGCCGCACTGCCTCAAAGCTTAATCACGAAGAATGTCTTGTATACGCTTGTCCTCTCTAGCCCCAAGCATAATGTCTTGTACCAGTCTTCCGAATACGGGAACTCTTGCCAAAGCATTTGACTCCTTAGCCGTAAGCTCTCCAGACAAAACATTAGCCAAGTCCTCGCCCAAAGCATCTATTAAGCTGACTGGAGGTAGAACCATCTCCCCTATAGCTGGGGTAATCTTTCCTTGGGTAAGGTGATTCTCAACAACGTACCTAGACGTACCCATAGTCTTTAGCAGGCTTGTGATGTACTGGTCTGGAATATCATCAACAGTTATCTCATTACCCCTAGAGATAAAGTCTTTAACTTCCTGAACCGTAGCACCAGACAAAGGAATAATAGTCATGTATGCAAGCAGCTTCTTACTTGCTTCTTTGTTATTCCCCTTAGTATATTGTTGGATAATGTCTCTTCTAATTACATCAAGCTGTTTGATTGTAAAAGACTTCAGGGCATAAAAGATTCTTCCGTTAGGGTTCTGCAAATATTTAAGGGGCATCTCTGACAGAGCTACAGGTTGGAAGTTTGTTAGCTCAGAAAACATCATCATCTTTACATTGTCTGTAATGTTGCCTGCTCTCAAGTCATCAATGGTACTCTTGAACTCATTGTCCAGCATAGTTCCGAAACGATTTCTGAGTTCTTGTACACCCTTATCGCTCTTAGACATTCTAGTAAATTTTCTATAAGCAGCATTTACTATTGTCTCTTTACCTAGCTTATCAATAGCTTTGAAGCCAGAGAGTTTAAACGTCCTGTCCAACAGTCTGGCTAGCGTGCCAACAGACCCAAACTCTGTAGAGATTACATTGTCTAACCCAAGGTCAGACAGCTTTATAGCTCTTCTTCCCAACATACCCTGTATGGTTGGCAGCAATCCGTTAGCAAACACTGACATACCAAGGTCTGCTATCTGGGTTAATGCTGACATAGGGTTAGCAATAGTCATTTGGTAAGTAAGGTTCTTAACTACATTACTAGCCGCCCCTCCTTTCTGCTCACCCATTCCGAACCTTGCCTGTAGAAGTTCTTTCATTTTGGCAAAGTCTTTTGTTGACATATTCTTAGCGTCAATCTCTTGAGCTATCAGCTTGTTTACTGAGTTATCTAGGTCTATGTTTCTTACGCCTTTGTTTGTTGCTGCTTTACCAAAAAATTGCCTCTTGGCAACCTGGCCTACAACACCTTCTATGTGGTCGCGCAACGCAGATTCAGGGCTTTTATACAGGTCAATCATGTCTTCAGTAATTTCTAAATACTGTCTCTGCTTTGTTGATAAAGACCTGTTAGCAGGGTTGAATTGCTTTGTTCCTTGTCTCATTACAGATGTAATTGCATCTTCTATCTCATCTACAGAAAGGTCATCAACATCATCAAACCCAAGGGCTTTAGCCCTTTTGCCTAGTTCTCTTTCAATAGGCTCTTTAAATTCTCTTCCAGTTCTTTCAAGGACTTTCTTGTAATCAATAGCCTTTCTTGGAAAGTAATTAAGAATATCTCCAACCCCATAACCTACACCTCGTAGCTCACCCTGTAGGTCATCAAGCAGAGTTCTGGTAGCGGTCAATATCTGTGGAGCTTTAACATCTGCCTTAGATAATATTGTTGAAGCAGCCTCAAAGTTTCCGTTTGCTAAGTGCCTTGACGCATCTAACTTGGCCTTGCCTTTAACCTTAGACATAAGGTTTAAAAATGGTTGCGCCCTGTCCATGTACCCACCAAGTTTTACACCCTGCTCTGCGTCTGCCCTCTTGAGCATACCGCCAACCTTGGGGCTTATTCTTGACACTTCAGTAGATACTACGCCAGCAAAATCTCTAAGACCCTGCATGATGCCCCTACCAACAACAGGGTTAGCAGCGGAGGCTTGGTCTTTAATTGCTAAAGAAGCAGCGGTTTTAGTTTGATGAACTTTGGGTTTATAGTCAGACTTAATTAGTGTTTGCTGAATCTCGCTTCTGCTAAGACCCATCTTGCCAGATATTTCTCCTAGCACATCATCCATTATTACGGCTTGGGAAACAGAGCCAGCAACCTCTGGCCCCTCTGCCGAAATCCTTTGATTAATAATATCCTGCATTTCATAAGCAAGTTTTGTTGCAGTGCTTCTTTCTTGTGTTGACTGTCTGCCAAACAGAGCAGCCTTTGCAGGAACGGACAAAGCTCTTAAACTTCCAACTAAAGCGGGAGTAGCTATAGCACTTACACCAGTGGCAACAGCAGCTTCTTTTGGGTCTACCTTAGCAGTAGACGCCAACTGTTCTAAAACGTTGTATTCTAAGCCAAAGCCGCCGCCAGCAAGAGCAAGACCTTTATATGTGGCTTTAGCTCCAGCACCAACAGGAATCAAAGTGGTCGGAGACATTAGAGAGCCAGTAAGCGTTCCAAAGAATCCCGCAACACCGCCCATACCTTCTTGTTGAGATAAGACAGGATACTTTTCTGCAAGCTCTTTATCTTCTAAAGCCTGCAAAACCTTCAGTCTATCTTCTTCACTGGCATTAACGTAAGCCGGGCCATACGCTTCTTCTGCTGACTTATATGTAATGCCTTCCTCTGCGTCCCAGCCAAATTCTCCTAATCCAAACTTGCCCTTCACATATCTTGCTAGGTTTCCTATGTCTGTGTCTGCGCTTTCGTAGGCATAAGCAAACCGTTTAAACGCACTTGCGTCTTCTTTAGGTTCTTCTACTTCAGGCTGTGGTAATTCAATAGCCTGTATAATTCTTTTGCCTTCCTCAGATATAGAGTCAAAGTTTCTGTTCCGCAGGGAAACTAAATCTTCTTGAGAAAGTTGAGACAAGTCAGCCATATAAACCTCTACTCTCTACCAAACCTTTGATTTGCCGCATCTAGTAATTGCCTGTAAGCAATCACGCTTTGGTCTATTTGCCTTCTTAGCTGCAAAGGAATAACAACATCATCTAGTCTTGACTCAATTTGTCCTATCTTCTCATTGATAGAATTAATTAAAGACTCAGGGTTTTTTCTTTGTCCTTCTGATAAGGCATCAATTATTCTGCCAGTAGCTATTAATGTATTTTTAAGAGTAGCATCAACTGCCCCAGCTACAGATTCTCTAGCGTTTATTGTGGCAAGAGTAGCACTTGTGATATCTGACATTTTGTTAGCAATGTCAGGGAGACTTCTTGCTGATTCAGCAACTTGACGAGCGTAAATATTATAAGCCTCATTTCTGCTAACATTATTGTCAGCCATGATTTGGTCTAGCTGTCTCTCTATTTCTCTATTAGCAGCCTGTCTTCTTTGTCTGCTCTCCATATAACCAGAGGCCATTCCAGATACAGTGTCTGCAATACCCTGACCAAGCAAACTCCTAGCTACAGGTCTGTTGGTATTAATAAGGCTAGCAACCATTTCTTCATCATTTGTAGTTGGAGCTTCTAGTGATGGCCCTGAACCTAAAGACTGTCTAAATTCTATAACTTGTTGAGTTAAATCTAAGACACTGCTTCCTGTTTCTGCTGCACCTTCAGGTCTTTCAAGGCTAGGCTCTGAAGTTTCTAGTCCAGACCCAGCAGCAAGAGCGGAAGGGTTAACAGCACCCATTGGTTGAAGCGAACTAACAACTTGAGTTCTATATCTTTCTGCTATCTGTGGGGCTTCACTTGATAATGTTGATAAAATTCCTCCTGCTGGAAGAGTGGATACTGCTCTGTTTACAGCTTGAGATTCATTTAGCTGAGGCTCAAGTTGCCTAATCATGCTAACTTCAGCTATAAAATCTTGCTCTGTAAAAGTATTTTCGCCAGTAAAGGGAACAGGAAACCCTAAAACTCTCCATTCGCCTTCTTTTTGATTTAATAATTGGTTTACCGCTTCATTTTCAGCCATTGCTGTTTTTACATTAGCCAGCTCTCCGCCCAATACAGGCTTATATTCAATAGCGCTAGCTCTTCTCGAAAGCCTTTGGCTATATGCTTGATTCATCTGAGCCGCAGTAATATTGCCAGCAACATAATCATTTACTAAAGCATCAGGAACGCCTAAGTCTCTATATGACTGAGCGTTACTTTCTCTAACACTCTTAGCCTCTACCGCTTCAGTTGACTCTCGTTCTGCTTCTTCTATTTGAAGATTTTGCAAGCGTATCTGTCTGTCTCTGTCAGCAAGTCTTTGCTGTTCTTCAATAGCAGCTTGTCGCAATGTTAACGCTTGGGCAGGAGCATATTCCTGGATAGCTTTGGAAAGGTTAATCATTCCAGCAGGA